AGGCGTAAACCCAGGTGTCGAGCGCCTCGTTGCGCGGGCCGCGCTTGTGTTCAAAGCGATTTTTGGCCGGGTTGTAGGTTTCGCTGACCAGGCCGCTGAAGTATTCGGGCGGCAAGTCGTCGCTGAAGTGGGTGTTGCGGGTTTCGGCGGGCTTGTCGGCGTCGGTGCTCAGGCGTCCATACAGCCAGTGCTTGGCGTTGACGGTGCCCACCTGATATGTGTAAACGCCGCGCTTGTCGGTCTGCCCGCGCCAGGTCACGTCAGCCGGGCGGGGTTTGGCGAGCACGGGGGCGTTGTTGGCGGTGGCGCCGAAGATGGCCATGGGCCGGCGCACACGGTTGCTGCGCACATAGGCTTTCACGGCCTCGGTTCGGTGGCCGCCCATGTCGTGCGCGTAGGCTTCCATGCGCAGGAGGGCGCCGTCTTCGCGCTTGATCGGCTGGTTCAGCAGATCTGTGAGCGCGGTCCACACGGCATCGTCGGCCGGGTCGCCGGGCAGTTCGACGTAATCGAGCACCCAGAACTGCATGCCCACACCCCAGCCCACCAGCTGCACGGCCAGGCGGTTGTCTTGTGTGTCCACGCCGGCTGTGACCACCAGCACGCCGGCGGGCGCGGTGCGCAGTGCGTAGGGTTCGGCGCGGTCGGCAATGGCGTTGTGCCGGATGTTGCGCATGGCCGGGTCTTCCCAGGGTTCGGCCAGGCGGTCGTTCACAAAGGTCTTGAGCTTGGCGGGGTCGCCTTGGGCGTCGAGCCACATTTCCACCAGATCAGCCCAGCGCGGCCCCAGGCCGATCTGGTAATACAGGCAGTTGATGTGATAGCCGCGCATGCGGGCGCCGGGGTTTTCGGCCACCCAGCGGCCGGCGCGGATCATGTCGGGCTTGTGGTGTTCGTCAATGAGGGCGCCGCAGTCCTGGCAGACGTAGTGCACGCCGGTGACGATGCCGCCAATGCGCGGGCCCCACTTCAGGCCGGCCCATTCGAGGTGTTGTTCGTGGCCGCAGTGCGGACAGGCGACGAAGTAGCGGCGCTGATCGCTTTTGGTCCACTTGGCTTCTGTGCGACTCAGGCCTTTGATCTGCGGGCTGCTGATGTACAGGCGCTTGTAGGTGCCGGGGAATGCGCTGGTGCGCCCGTCGAGCATGTCGCCCGGGTCGTCACCGCCTGGAAAGTTGTTGGCGAACTCATCGAACTCGTCCACGATCAGGCGGCGCACGCTGGCGCTTTTCAGGCGGCTTGGGCTGCCGGCGTGTTCCAGGTAGAGCTGTCCTCCGGCGAAGTCTTTGAACTCTTTGCGGTTGGCGCCGTCACGGCTGGCGGTGCTGGTGAGCACAGCGCGCACACTAGGGGTTTCGTCCAGCATCGGGCGGAGCTTTTGAGAGATCCACTTATTCATGGACACCTCGCCAGGCAGGCAGACCATCATGGGGCCGGGGTCGTGTTCGATGCCATAGCCCACGGTGTTGATGGCGACTTCGGTTTTCCCGAACTGGATTGGGAACATGAGCACCACGTCTTTCACCGAGCTTCTGGCGCTCATGCAGTCCATGGGCTCGCGCAGCGGCGGGTTGCGATCGGTCACCCACTGGCCCACGATGGCGCTGCCCTTGCTGCTGGTGCGGCGGTTCAGGTCTGCCCACTGGCTGACGGTGAGCGCCTTGCGCGGGGCCAGGGCGCGGGCCAGCGCCTCATTCACCTCGTGGCTGGCGGCGGCGTAAGCAGCAGGGATGAAGTCGCGGGCGCCCATGGTCAGGCCTTGGCCTCGATCAATTTGCCGAACTGGTGCGACAACTCAGACAGGGCAGACTCGATTTCAGAAACCAGCAGGGCGCGCACGCGGCTTTCGTCTTGCGTGGCGGCCAGTTCGGGCGCCAGGGTGTCGGGGATGGTTTCAAGCCTGGCGCGCAAGCTGGTGGCGGCGCCGGCCACTACGGAGCGCACGTCGCCCACTGGCAGCAGGTTGCCCACGCGCTCTTCATAGTCGAGCTTTGCCATCTGGGCCTGGTAGTGCTCCTTCTGGTCTTTGGCGTCGGTGAAGAGTGGGGTTTGCGCGGCTTCATTGGCACGCTCAGGGGCGCCCGTGGTGTCTGCCAGCAAGGCTTTGGTGGCCGTCACGTCGATGCGTTCGGCGTTGTCACCCTGCCCCATCACCAGCCGGCCCTGGGTGCCCAGCTTGGTGATGTAGCTCTTGGAGCAGCCGATGTGCAGCGCGAATTCGCTGCGGCTCATGAAGGGCTTGAAGGGGGTGGCGCTCATTTGCGGCCCTGTGGCGCGTTTTCAGGCAGCAATGCACCCAAGCCCTTGGCGCAGTGCTCCGCGTCGCCCGTGAGCGTAATTCGCAAGCCGCGCAGGCCGGGAAACATTTCCTGCTCTTGCAGGCTTTGCACCAGGTCGTGCAGTTCGGGCCAGGCTTTCACCACTTGCTGCATCTGCGCAGCGTTTTCAGGGGTGCAAAGGATGGTGCGGGACCGGGAAGCGCCAGGGTTTTGGGCTTGTGCCGGATTCGTTTTATTTGTGCCGGACACTGTGCCGCCTTTCTTCTCTTTTTTTTCAATGAAATCAACAATGTGCCGGATGTGCCGGATGTGCCGGGGGGTATGCCCATGTGAGGCGCTTGTATTTGTGCGAATGGCGGTCTCGCGCATGCACACGCACATGTGGGTAAGTGGTGCCAAAGTCCGGCACATCCGGCACATCGTTGATTTACAACGGTTTTTTGGCAAAAACCCCGGCACAAAGTCCGGCACTTGTGCCGGATTCATCCGGCACAGAGGGTTATTTGTGTGTTCAGCCATGGTTCACGCCCCCAAAAGCGGCGGCTTTGAAGTCGCGCAGGGCTTGCTTGAATACGCTGCACCGGGTTTCCAGCCAGTCGGCTTCGTTCTCGCCCTCGGGCCGCTCGGGTGCACCGGCCATGGTGATGACGCGCTGGGGGTTGCCCACGCCACCGAGGCGCTTGCGCTGGGTGACGGCGCGGAACTTGGTCTCGAGCTTGTTGAGGAACTTGGGCTGGCTCAGCGAGCGCACGCCCTGGCGGTTGCACCAGGCGCAGTACAGGTCGAACAGGTCCTGGTTGAGCGCTGGCAGCAGCAGGGCCGGGCGCTTTTCGCCGGGGAAGCCTTCCACGTCGCCGGCTTTGAAGGCGTGCATGAAGCGCTCCGGACTGTCCATGCTCAGGGCCACCAGCGTGCGCTTGGCCTTGGTGTTGGGCGGCAGGGTGCCGGCCTCGAAGTCGCCGAGGTTGACGTTGAGCAGGTAGTCGTGCAGGGCGGCCACGCCACCGGCGGCGATCTCGGCGCGCACCTGGGCGTAGAAGTCGGTGCTCAGTTTCTCGGGGGTGTAGATGACGGCGTGGCGGCGGTCGTCCTCTTCCAGAATCACGGGCTGCGATTCGTTGGACAGGAACACCATGTTGACGTGGTTGCGCTCGTTGTAGGCGCTCAGGCCCTTGGGGTTGATGCGAATCCAGTCGCCTGTGATGAAGGCCTTGAGCTTGTTCTTGATGTGGTACAGGTCGGAGCGGGCCACCACTTCGTCAGCAATCAGGAACAGCTTGCGCGAGGCCCAGTCGTTGAAGCGGTCTTCAATGGCGCTCTGGTCGATCACGCGGCCGTAGCGTCCGAAGATGGACATGTAGGCCTCAAAAAACAGGTTCTTACCCGTACCCTGGGGGCCATGCACCACGATGGTGGTCTTCATCTTGGCGCCGGGGTGCTGGATTGGGTAGGCCAGCCAGTTGATGACCCAGGCGTAGAGCTGCTCGGGGTTTTCGTCGTTGGCGCACATGTAGCGCATCAAGTCCAGCAGCGCTTCGCACTTGCCGGCCTGGGGGGTGGTGGGCCAGCCGGCCCACAGGTTGCAGCTGATGGCGGGGTCGGTGCAGGCGGGGTCGAAGCCCACGCTTTCCACGTCCACGATGTGACGCTCGGGGTGCTCCATCCACGCGCGGTGCACCTCGCGCTGCAGGCAGATGTCGCGCATGTCGCTCAGGGCCACCAGGCGGTGCTGCTCATGGTCGAACACGGTGCCGCCCTGGCCATAGACGAGGCTGAAGCGTTCCAGCAACTGGTCGACCGTTTCCACCGGGCGCAGGTTGATGGTGCCCGGCACCTCTTCCCCGCTCCCCTGGGCTGGGACTGCAGGCGTTTTTGGCGCTGGCACCCAGTCGAGTTGCCGGAGCTTGCCATCCACCTGGGCGCGCACCATGTGCAAGCCCTCGATGCCGTGCAGGTCGTTGAAGTCGGTGATCTTCTCGCCCTCCCGGTCTTTGGAAAAGGTGGGCGCCACCCAGGCACCGCCCACAGCCAGCGCGGCAGACTGCGCTTTGCTGATGCCGGGGTTGCCTTCGGTCAGATAGTCGTCGTCGGCGCACACCAGAACGCGCACGCCCTTGTACCGCTTGGCCAGCGCTTGCGACACGGGCAGCAGGTTGCCGGCGTCGAAGGCCACGAACACGGGTAGGCTGGTCGCCTCAAACAGGCTCGCGCCGGTGGCGTAGCCTTCGGCCACCAGCAGAACACCAGCAGGCGTGCCACCGATGTGGAAGAAGTGGCCTTGCTTGGCCAGGCCGGCTGGCCAGAAGTCTTTGTCGCGGCCCTGCTTTTTCTCAGCGTGGATCACCTGCAGGCCGTGGATGCGAGCGCCGGTGTCCAGCATGGGGATGACCACCGCGCCGGCCGGGGAGTAGCGAACCCCGTGGCCCTGCACACCCTTGCGGTGCAGGTAGGCTGAGTCGCCATCCTTCGCGCATTTGTCCCAGGTCTTCTGTGCGCGGGCCGCTG